TAAGTAATAGAATATATTTATCCGTTAATAAAGAACAAACTAATGAGTTAGAAAAAGAACTGACTTATACAATTGCTCCTCGAATACCTAGTGACCCACCTATCGTGTTCAAAACATTTCGATATGTTAGAGAGGGTTTGGTGTCTTTACCAATGGGGAGAGAAGATTTAATCCCATCCGATTACGAGATAGTAGATAAACGAGTGGTAAATGAAATCGAACATCCAGAGTTTAAGTTTGATTTACGACCAAGCCAACAGGCGGTTTATGATGAGGTACAAGACAATAGTATAATTAACGCTTGGGTAAGTTGGGGAAAGACATTTACAGGTTTAGCAATCGCAGGAAAGCTAGGTCAAAAAACACTAGTAGTTACTCACACGACTAACCTACGAAATCAGTGGGAAAAAGAGGTGAAGAAATGCTTTGGATATACAGCAGGGAGAATAGGTAGTGGTCAATGTAATATAGATGCTCCTATCGTCTGCGGGAATATTCAGACTTTATACCGTCGAATGGACGATATAAAAAAGGAGTTCGGGACAATTATATTAGACGAAATGCATCATGTTAGTAGTCCAACCTTTACGAGGATTATAGATGAAATGCCGTGTCGTTACAAGATAGGACTTACTGGAACTCTTGAAAGAAAAGATGGCAGACATGTTGTTTTCCGTGATTATTTCGGTAGCAATGTGATGAAACCGCCAAAAGAAAACTATCTAGTTCCTAAAATTGATATTTATAAAACAGATATTAGATTTTTAGATGGTAGTTATACTCCATGGGCAGAACGCATAAATCACTTAACAAGAGATGCGGAGTATGTACATGGTGTAGCAATGACAGCTGCTCGTTACGCTGCAGAAGGACATAAAGTTCTTGTTGTATCAGATAGAGTAGCATTTTTAAAAAACTGTGCAGCTCTAGTAGGAGATAAAGCAGTTTCAATAACAGGGGATATGGATTTTGCTGAAAGAGAAGAGACTATGGATATGATAAGAAAAGATAAACAAATCTTATTTGGAACACAGTCAATCTTCTCGGAAGGCATATCTATCAATGAGCTTAGTTGTTTAGTGTTGGGAACACCAGTAAATAACGACCCCTTACTCACACAGCTTATTGGTAGGATAATAAGAAAAATAGATGGAAAGAAACAACCAGTAGTGGTTGACTTTAATCTAAAAGGTAAAACAGCAGCTCGACAAGCAAGTGCTAGAATGGGCTATTATATAAAACAAGGATACGAGGTAAATGTATTATGAATGAAACTAAAATTGAACTAAACATACCTGAAATGCAGAAGATGAACATAATGTTTGCGACTCCAATGTATGGCGGTATGTGTCATGGGTTATACACTAAGTCTCTTATGGATACCACTGGTACATTTATGAATCATGGTATAAGTACACAGATTTATTATTTATTTAATGAATCTTTGATTACTAGAGCTAGAAACTATTGTGTTGCAAATTTTCTTAAATCTGACGCTACTCACTTAATGTTCATTGATAGTGACATTTCATGGAGAGCTATGGATTTAATGTATATGGCTCACATTATGGCAACTACAGATGACATAAGAATATTAACTGGTTTATACCCAAAGAAAACTATTGCTTGGGAAAAAGTTTTGCATGTTGCAGAACAAGGACACGAGCATATAAAACAAAACCCTTCTCTACTATCTAAAGTAGCTGGAGATATGGTATTTAATCCACTGCCTGAGGAATATCCAGATGGCAAAGCACCTGTCTTTGAACCTGTAAAGATCAAAGAGGGAGCAACTGGATTTATGATGATAGAAAAGTCAGTATTTAAGGAATATGCAGACGCATACCCCGAGTTAGAATATACTCCCGACCACATTCGTGAAGGAGATTTTCAAAGAGACGAAACAATACACGCTTTTTTTGACTGTATAATTAACGAGCAGAACAGATATCTAAGTGAAGATTACATGTTCTCCGAGTATTGTAGAAAGATTGGTATTGACATATGGGCACTACCAATGATTGAACTTACACATTCTGGCAGTTACATCTTTGAAGGTAGAATGATTGACATGGCACATATGGGTGTTCATGCGACAATCGCACCTGAGGATGCTGATAAAATCTTAGAGAATAAGCAGAATGAGAGTTCAGAAAAATAACTCTTGACACAAACTCAAAAATTTGATATAATATATGTTACTATATAACTGGGATAAGATTGTAAAAATAAGCAAAGGGAATGTTGGAGATATCATAACAATCCTTAGAATTATTACATACAAAATCCAACCGAAAAACTATTACGATAAGACTTTTAAATTTTATAAGTACCGTTTTGGTGGGAAATCATTTCTGAAGAATCCGAAAGATTTGATGGAAGTCGGTAGGTCATATAGTGATAAAGAAGTAGCAGAGTATGCAGGTGTCGCATCCTTTCGCAATTATCACAACTATGTTAATAGTAAAGACACCACACTAGACCTTCTGGAATGTCCAATTTCAGAAGATATAATAAAAGCAAACAGACTGCTCAAAATAAAGGAAGGTCGGATTCACTTTATGTTTGAGGAGACACAAGGAGAAAAAAATGGCAATTGGATTTAACCAAACCAAGGGCTCAGCCCAAAAAGAAAAAATCGAAACCTATAACTATGCAGGTAAAGAAGACCACCACCTAAGAATGGTTGGAGACTTACTACCTAGATATGTCTATTGGATTAAAGGAGAGAATAACAAGAATATTCCTATGGAGTGTTTATCTTTCGATAGAAACTCTGAAACCTTTAACAACAAAGAACATGACCATGTTCGTGACTTTTACCCTGACTTAAAATGTGGATGGTCTTACGCTGTCCAATGCATAGACTACGGCGACAAATCAGTTAAAGTTCTTAATCTTAAGAGAAAACTATTTGACCAAATGATTGTAGCTATGGAAGAGTTAGGCGACCCAACAGACCCTGTAACAGGATATGACATTCATTTCAAGAGAAAGAAAACAGGTCCACAGGTGTTTAATGTTGAGTATCAATTACAAGTTCTAAAGTGTAAACCAAGAGAACTTGAGGATTGGGAAAAAGACTTAGTAGCAAGTCTAAAATCTATGGATGATGTCTTACCAAGACCAACCGCAGATGCACAATTAGAGTTACTAAGAAGAGTGAATAATCAAGGCGATGAACCTTCACAAGAAGTTTCTGACGAGTTTGACGTATCATGATTGGAGTAGGAGATAAATTTCCAGAGTTTACACTTAACGGTGTAAGTGGTAACATGAGTTTTAACGAAGATTGGAAAGACGCAGACCATGACTTTATTAAAGTTAATAGTTGGGATTTATCTGACTGGTCTGTAATTTACTTTTACCCAAAAGACTTTACATTTATTTGCCCTACTGAGATAGTAGGTATGGATAGCTTAATGGCAGAAACTGATGAAGTTTATGGCATAAGTCCTGATAACGAATATTGTAAATGGGAGTGGAAAACAGGTGATGAACATGCACCTCTTTATGGTGTAGAACATGCACTTTTAGCTGACTGCAATAACAATCTTGCAACAGCTTTAGGAATTGTAAGTGATGAAGGTGTTCCTTATAGAACAACCTACATACTTGACCCAGAAGGAATAATACAGCATGTATCTGTTAACGCTCTAAACACAGGCAGAAATGCAAATGAAGTTCTTAGAACTTTACAAGCATTAAAAGCAGGTGGTCTCACAGGTTGTGAATGGACACCAGGAGATGACTTCGTAGCATGATTTTATTTACAGCAGACTGGCATATAAAACTCGGACAAAAGAATGTACCAGTACCATGGGCTTGTTCCAGGTATCAGTTATTCTTTCAACAAGTACAGGATGCTATAACAAATCATGATGTAAGTTTACATATCATTGGAGGGGACTTGTTTGATCGAGTCCCTTCTATGGATGAACTTACTCTCTACTTTGACTTTGTTAGACAACAGAAAGTAAGAACAATTATTTATGATGGAAACCACGAAGCTACTAAGAAAAACTATACATTTTTTAGTAATTTAATTCGTGCGACTAAAGACATCAACCCTCTAGTAGAAGTAATAACAGAAACATACTATGAGGATAACTGGGCGATACTGCCTTATGCTGATTTGCATAAAAAGAATTGTATAGAAACGATTGATGCGGACTACTTATTTACTCATGTTCGTGGTGAGATACCACCTCATGTTATACCAGAAGTAGATTTGAAAAGATTTGATAAGTTTAAAACTGTCTTTGCTGGAGACTTACATGCTCACGAGAATACTCAACGAAATATTGTGTACCCAGGAAGTCCAATGACTACATCTTTTCATAGAAATATAGTAAAAACAGGTTATCTAACTATTGATGATAATTTTGATTGGACATGGCACAAGTTTGAACTACCACAACTTATTCGTAAGACTGTTGATAGTCCCGATGAAATGGTACAAACAGACTTTCACCATACTATATACGAACTAGAAGGAGATGTGCAAGACTTAGCAAAAGTTAAAAACTCAGAACTACTAGACAAGAAAGTAGTAAGACGAACGGTTGAAGCAACCTTAAATTTACACGCAGAAATGACAATGTCTGATGAACTAGGTATTTACTTGAAAGAAATACTATCATTAGATGATGATAAAATAAGAAATATTATGGGAGTGTTTAATGATTATTCTGCAAAAACTGAAGTGGGATAACTGTTTCTCTTATGGAACAGGAAACGAAATAGACTTATCCGAGTCTACACTTACACAATTAGTTGGAACAAACGGAGTAGGTAAATCTTCTATACCTTTAGTATTAGAAGAAGTTTTATTTAATAAGAATAGTAAAAATGTTAAAAAAGCAGACATCGCTAATAGATATGTTAATCAAGGATACGATATATCTCTTGAGTTTAGTGTTGACAGTGATTCTTATTGCATTTCTGTTAGTCGTAGGTCTACACTTAAATGTAAGCTAACGAAGAATGGAGAGGATATAAGTTCACATACTGCTTCTAATACATATAAGAGTTTGGGAGAAATACTTGGAATTGACTTCAAGACTTTCTCACAGTTAGTATATCAGAATACAAATGCATCTTTACAGTTTCTTACTGCCACAGATACAAACAGGAAAAAGTTCCTAATTGACCTCTTAAAACTAGACGAATATGTGTCGTACTTTGAGAGTTTCAAGGAGGCAGTACGAGTAGCTTCAAGTAATATTACAGTAACCAACGCCAAAATCTCAACTATTGAGAAATGGTTGGAAGATAATTTTTTGGAAGATACGACACTACTTACAAAAATGGATTTACCATTTCAGTCAGAAGAAGACGAAAAGTCTTTAAGTTCTTTACAAATAGAGTTTGAAAATATCTCGGAAAAGAACAAAAATATAAATACTAATAATAATCTGAAGGAACAGTTAAAAACAATTGACCTTCACGAAAATAAAAGATTATTAGCAAAGCATACAGAACTCATAGATACAGCTCCTCACCTAACTCGTTTAGGAGCATGGAAGTCAGAAGGTATACATGAGGAAAAGATGTTAGAAAAATACCAAGCCCTAGCGGGTATGGAAAACGCAGAGTGTGTTACTTGCGGTCAAGACATTAACCAAACCTTTGTAAATATGTCAATAAAAGAACACACAGAAAGAATGGAACAATGTGAAAAATTCGCAGAGAAAGATAGAGAAAAATTAAAAGAGGCAGAAGAACATAATGAGATACATAGGACAGCAACCAAAAACATCGAAGATTGGGAAAATCTCTACAGGAGTATCGACAACAAACTCCCTACACAAGTTATCAACGGAGAAGAGTTGGGGAATAAGATTAAAACGCTTCGCGAGAGGATTGCCGCTATTAGGGACTCTATTCAGACGGTAGTAGATGAGAATGAGAGAAGAGAACGACACAACACAAGAATTGGAATTATACAAGAGCAAACTCAGCAGTTTCAAGAACAACTTGACGCACACGAGCTTAGACTTGAGAGTTCAGAAAACAAACTTGCGGTTCTTGAAATACTTAAAAAGGCGTTTAGCACAAACGGTCTCCTTGCATACAAAATAGAATCACTTGTCAAAGAACTAGAAATACTTACTAATGAGTATCTCGCAGAGTTCAGTGATGGTAGATTCAGTATAAATTTTGTTGTAGAGAACGACAAATTAAATGTAGAAGTATCTGATAATGGAAACATTATTGATATTCTAGCACTTTCTTCAGGTGAGCTAGCAAGAGTAAATATTGCAACGCTAGTCGCAATTAGAAAGTTAATGACTTCGATTAGTAGAAGTCAAATCAATGTTCTTTTTCTTGATGAAGTTAATCAAGCATTAGATGAACAAGGAAAAGAAAAAGTAGTGGAAGTCCTACTGAAAGAAGAAAACCTAAATACATATTTAGTTTCTCACGGTTGGACTCATCCATTGCTTGAAAAGATAGAGATAATTAAAGAAGATAATATATCGTGCCTCAGCAGTTAAATTTAAACTTCAAACCTAGAGACGCCACACCTGAAGAATTTAAGGAGTGGGAAGAGAAAGAACTTAACTGGTGGGCTGAGATACAGATACCGTTAGTAGCTTTTATGGCTATTGTGCAGTTACTTGTATTCGGCTCTATGCTGATGGCATTTTACTTAATAGGAAAAGCAGTATGAAACAACCACCAATACATAGAAGATTAATAATGTTTGTAGTTGATAGTTGGAGAGTGATTATGGATGCTAGATACAATCCACTAAAATATATTCCCGACCCAAGTCTACAGACTTATTTTATGTTAGTATTATTTACAATGTGGAGTGTATACTTTGGATTTGTAGCAACCTACTATATGGGTTGGCTAGGGTATAGCACAGTAACAAGTATAATTGTCCACATATGTATATTACTACCTCTTGCATTTACAAACGCAGTGTTTGCAGATGCAGAAAGAGACCATGCTCCCTGGTTACTACAGTGGAGAAAAGAACAAAAGTCATGGAAGTTTTGGCAAAGAAGAACAAAACCAAACATGGTAAGATGGGATATAGATAAAGAAGCATGAAGTTTTACGTATTATCAATAGTAACATTTATGGTATGTACCATAGCTTTAGCATATAACAATCTAGAGTATAAAGGATACTCAGGAGCACACTCTTGCACAGGCGAGTGTTATGCAGAATATGTAAAGATTCATGGTACACCAGCACAGATAGAACAGAAGAAAAAAGAACTTGCAAGTGCAGATGAATTTAGTTCTATTAGAAGTTTATGGGCAGGTTGTGCAGCTTGTCACGGTAACGAAGGTCAAGGCATGGCAGTATTTCCTAAACTGGCAGGCCAAAGTTCCGAGTATATAATCGACCGACTCAATACATATAAAAATAGAGGAGAAGTCGGAAGTATGAGTTCTACAATGTGGGCTCAAGCAGGTATGCTTTCAGAACAAGAGATTAACACAATAGGAAAATTCATTGAGGAGACAATGAAATGATAGTAGAAATATATAGTATACCAAACTGTCCTTACTGTGTCAAAGCTAAGAACTTAGCAACGAACAAAGGACACGAAGTAATTTATAACATGATGGGAGAAGAGTTTCAAGCAACAGATGTAAAAACACTATTCCCGACAGCTCGAACATTTCCACAGATTATTGTGGATGGAGAGAAGATTGGAGGTTATGTAGAGCTGGAGAAGATGATTGGTTAATTCTAGAAGGAAAGGACATGACGCAGAGTTAAAAGTCGCTGCCATGTTACATAGACATACTGGTCTGACTTTCACACAGACTCCAGGAAGTGGTAGTGGTAAAATAAAAGGAGACCTTTATATACCACATAAGCATAACATATTTACAATAGAAGTTAAGTTCTATCGTGATATGGCTTTCAATCACAAAATATTTACTCAAAAGAGTAATCAATTTGTTGGGTGGTGGTCAAAACTTTGTAAACAAGCACAGGAAATGAAACAAGAACCTTTGCTTATATTCAAAGAAAATCACTCTCAATGGTATGTGGCAACGACAAGAAAGCCACTTTACAAAAAACATATGTACATAAACTGGTTAGGGTGCTATGTCACTTTAGCTGAAAAATATTTAGAAACAGAGGAAATAAAATTTACAAATGGCGATAAAATTTACGAGCCATGGAAAGCCGATCCCGAATGGGAACTTATTAATAGTTGATGGACTCAACTTAGCTTTTCGATGGAAACATCAAGGTAATTTGGATTTTGAACATGATTATGTTCGTACAGTTCAATCCCTTGCAAAGTCCTATAACTGTGGAGAAATAGTAGTACTTGGAGATGGTGGTAGTAACTATCGAAAGTCTATTGACCCACAGTACAAAGCAAATCGTAAGGAACGATATGCAGAACAAACCCCCGAAGAAGAACAAGAGTTTTTAGATTTTCTTGCGGAGTTTCAACTAACAATGAATACTCTAAAAGAGAAGGGGTATCTTACTCTCAAATATCAGGGAGTAGAAGCTGATGATATAGCAGCTCATATTTGTCAACAAAGAGAGAATCTTGGTATTGATGAAATATGGATGATATCTTCAGACAAAGATTGGGATTTACTAGTTGACCCTAAAATAAGTCGTTTTTCGACAGTAACTAGAAAAGAAACAACAGTCCATAATTGGGATGAACATTATCAATTTGACCCTGAGTACTTTCTTACTTATAAGTGCTTAACAGGAGACAAAGGAGATAACGTTCCAGGAGTTGATGGAGTCGGACCAAAGCGTGCTACTCAATTAATAGAACAATATGGAGATGTTTTTGATATTATGGCGAGTTTGCCGATAGAAGGAAAGTACAAATTCATTCAGAACTTAAACGAGTTTGGAAGTGAAGGACTTGAAACTGGAGTCAAACTTATGGATTTAACATATGATGTTGATGCCGCATTACTAGGGCATGGACAAGAAATAATAAAATTGGTAGAAAATTATGTCAGTGAAGATAGATTATAGTAAAGATGAACTTTTAGACGATTTTGCAATGGCAACTCTAAAAGATAGATACATGATTCCAGGTGAGAACTCACCACAGGAAGCATTTGCTCGTGCTGCAGAAACATTTGCAGATGACGATGACCATGCACAGCGTTTATATGATTATGTAAGTAATCTATGGTTTATGTTTGCAACTCCCGTATTGTCTAATGGTGGTACGAGAAGAGGCTTACCAATAAGTTGTTTTCTTAATTATGTTGATGATAGTAGAGAGGGTATAACAGACCACTTTACTGAAAATGCTTTCTTAAGTAGTTTTGGTGGTGGTATCGGGGGTACTTGGAGTGATGTTCGTTCAGCAGGGACTAAAACATCAAAAGGCTCAGAGTCCACTGGAGCAATACCTTTTATGAGAGTAGTAGATGCAGAAATGCTGGCGTTTAGCCAAGGTGTAACTAGACGGGGAAGTTATGCTTCATATCTACATATGTCACACCCCGAAATAGAGGAGTTTTTAGATGTTCGTAAACCTACTGGTGGCGACACTAATCGTAAGTGCCTCAATCTTCATCATGCTGTGGTGGTTCCAGATGATTTTATGGAACTCATTCATAGTGCTACCAAACTTGATAATTTCGATGATAGTTGGCCTCTTATTGACCCTCATACCAAACGAGTGGTTAAGACTGTAAGTGCCAGAGCATTATGGGTAAAAATCTTACAAAATAGAATGGAAACAGGTGAGCCTTACTTAATGTTTGAAGACGCAGTTCAAAATGATCTGCCCGACTTTCAGAAAAGAAAAGGATTACAAGTACATCACAGTAACTTATGTAGTGAAATTACACTTGCAACAGACGAAGAAAGAACAGCAGTATGTTGTCTTTCTAGTGTAAATTTAGAGTACTACGATAAGTGGAAAAACCACCCTGCATTTATACCTGACTTGATTCGTATGCTTGATAATGTGTTAGAATCATTTATCAATACAGCACCAAGTCAGTTAGAAAAAGCTAAGTTTAGTGCTTTCCGGGAGAGAAGTATAGGGCTTGGCGCAATGGGTTTCCATGCATTTCTACAAAAGAATAATATTCCTTTTGAGAGTGCAATGGCAGCTCAAATAAACTTAGAAATGTTTGGTTATATAAAATCAAACGCAGATAAAACAACTAGAGAATTAGCAATAGAAAGAGGAGCATGTCCAGATGATGATACTGCTTCTGTGCGAAATGCTCATTTATTAGCTATTGCACCTAATGCTAGCTCTAGTATTTTATGTGGTAATACTTCTCCAAGTATTGAGCCATTTAGAGCAAATGCATATACACAGAAAACTAAGTCAGGAAGTAATCTAGTTAAAAACAAATACTTAGACGCTCTTCTTATGAATAAAATAGGACATAGTGATATATACAATCAAACTTGGAAAGATATTGTTGCAAACAGAGGTAGTGTTCAACATTTAGATATACTAGATGATTGGGAAAAGGATGTGTTCAAAACAGCAGTTGAGATTAATCAAGCCTGGCTAATAGAACATGCTTCTGAGAGACAGCCATTTATTTGTCAGTCTCAGAGTCTTAATTTGTTCTTTCCTCCTGACATAAATAAAGGAGAGCTACATAATATACATATGTTAGCATGGGCAAAAAATTTAAAAACATTATATTACTTGAGGAGTGAAGCTATCAGTAGAGCTGATAATGTTGCTTCCCAAGCTAAAAGGGAGATAATCTTTGAAAACCAAGATTGTCTAAGTTGTGAGGGATAAATGAGTTTATTAAAAGAAAGAGAATATTATAAACCTTTTCAATATCCGTGGGCATTTGAAAACTATAAAAAACAACAGCAAATGCATTGGTTACCAGATGAAGTACCACTACAAGATGATATTAAAGATTATAATTTAAAGTTAAGTGATGGAGAACGAACATTGTTAGATAACATATTTAAGTTCTTTACACAAGCTGATGTAGATGTATGTGGAGGCTATGCCCACCATTACTTACCTACATTTAAGCAACCAGAAGTAAGAATGATGCTTGTTAGCTATGCTGCTATGGAAGCAGTGCATCAAGAAGCATACTCCTTATTATTAGAAACTTTAGGTAAGTCAGATGACATGTACCAAGAGTTTTTTGATATTAACGCCATGATGGAGAAACATGAATATCTACAAGATTTCAGTATGAACACTCCATTTGATATGGCAAAAACTATGGCAGTATATAGTGCATTTACAGAAGGAGTACAGTTATTTAGTAGCTTTGCTATCCTTCTAAACTATCCTAGACATAACTTAATGAAAGGAATGGGACAAATTGTTACATGGAGTATTCGTGATGAATCATTACATGTTGAAGGATTGTCAAAACTATTTAGAACTTTCATTGCGGAAAATCCTGAGTTATGGACTGATAAGTTAAAATACGAAATATACTGTGCTGCAGAAAAGACAGTAGAGTTAGAAGATAACTTTATTGATATTTGTTTTGATAAAGCAGATATACCAGATTTGACAGCAAGAGAAGTCAAGGAATATATTAGATATATTGCTGACAGAAGGTTATTGGGTATCGGTATGAAGAAAATATTTCATAGTACAGAAAATCCATTGCCTTGGATTGACATGCAAGTCAACGCAGTTGAGCATACCAACTTTTTTGAAAACCGTGCTACCGAGTATGCAAAGGCTAGTACACAAGGAAATTGGCAGGATGTATTTAAATAATGGATAATTCAATTAAAATTGATGATAAGGACTATCTCGTAGAAGATATGGATGACGACCAAAAAGCATTAGTACAAGCGATAAAGTTTTGTGATGTTAAATCAGCAGAAGTTCAAAACACACTAGCTGCTTTAAAAACAGCTCGTCAAGCATATGTGAATGATTTAGGCGAAAGACTAAAGTCGTGAAAATCTTCATAGGATATGAAAGTGAATATCCTGAAGCATTTGAAGTATGTGCTGAATCTATTCGTAGCTTCAGTACAAAACACGAGATTATACCTCTTATCAAAAGCAAATTAGAGGATGAAGGAATGTACTCAAGAAAGTACCAGGGTGAGAGCACAGAGTTTGCTTTCACTCGTTTCCTCGTTCCTAAACTGTCTGATTGGACAGGTCACAGTCTTTTTTGTGATGGAGATTTTATGTGGAGATGTGACCCACAAGAAATCGAAGATTATGTAAAACAAAGTTCTCAATCTCCAACTGTATGGGTAGTTAAACACCCTCAATTTCTAACAACACCTAGTGAGAAGATGAATGGCAAAGCAAATATGTCATATCCAAAAAAGTATTGGTCATCTCTCATGTACTTTAATAACGCACAATGTCTTCAACTATCCAGTAGGTCAGTTAACTATTGGACTGGCAAACAATTACACGAAATGGAGTGGGCGGATGAAATTGGTGAGTTACCAGCAGAATATAATGCTATGGTAAATTACTATAATTTTCCTAGTCCTAAAGCAATACACTTTACAGATGGTGGACCGTGGCAAGACATACATGATAATATACTTTACTCAAACGAATGGAAAAAACATTACAACAACTTACTAAAAATAAAACACTAATACTTGTAGGAAACTCAGTAGAGATTCTACAATACGAGTATGGAGATTATATAGAATCTTTTGATACTGTTGTTCGTTTTGGAAGGGGAGCTCCTTATGACTATACAAGTAGTCTAGGTAGTAGAACTGATATATGGGTAACAGGATTTCTTCGTGTAAATGCAAGAAAATTTTTTGACTGTCTTACTCTTTTTAATCGTAGTCGTATTCATATGAACAAACCTTCGACTACTATACTCCCTAAAGATTTTAAATATACGGATATGTTTTCTGATGAAGAAATAATAGATATTCATGATAAGTTAGGAGTTGTGCCGAATAAACCTGTAGGATGGAGACCATCACAAGGATTTATGGCAATATTATTTTTCTTGTTAAAGTGTGAGTGTAAAAGTATAACTTTGATAGGTTTCGATTTCTTTTCTAAGAAGTTGCCTTTCAAAACAGGAGAAGATAATCCTTCGAGTTGGCATATGCCAGTCAATACTCAAAAAGTAAATATTCATTCCAAAAAAGAAAAAGAACTTGTAATTGATATGAAAAATCAGGGATTGATAGAGTGGAAAATTTTGTCAGACCTTGAAAATGAGATATTAAAGTTTACCTAGTTTAAATCCTGTTTGTAATAACTTTCCAAGCGTTGCTTTCTGTTTCGACGCTTTTGTCAACATCTGTTCATTTAATCTTGCATTTCTAAATTGCATAGGAATAGAATCAATCAAACGAGTATAACAGTCCCAAGGTATTCCGAGTTGAACACTGATTGGAATATTTAAATAATCTCTCATAGCCCACTTATGTTGCACATTTAAACTGTACCCTTTTCTTAGCATATTATTATAATCTGCAACTTCTTTCAAACCTAGACAATCTTTTTCTAGTAGACAATCTACTGTACCATTCATATACAAAGGCATATAGCTATGCTTGAATTGAACTAAGTTTTTCATAAATGCTGTGTTAGTACAAGCATCTAGTCTATGATCTAAGCTGTAAAAGTCTTGTGGCAAGTCTCCCCCTGGAAAGAATAAGTCTTCGTCTTTGAAAGTTTTCAATACATCCCAGTTAAGTAAAAGCATCTCTGGGTCTTGTTGATGAGCACTATTCTCATATGTTGGATTACCTATTCTTGAGTAGTAATTTTTATATTGTGAATGGTCTTTGAATCTATGCTTGTGTGATAAGAAAGATAAACTTTTCATAAAGAAACTTTCTTCTGGTACATTACCTGTAACTATCTCTCTTAAAAATATTCTATTACCACCTGCTACTAATATTCTTTTGTTTAGACTAGGCGTTTTGTCTTTCCACCAGTTTTTAAGATGACATACCATTTTTGCAGTATCTTCTGTTGTCCACCAAGTCTGATATATTTTTATCTCATCAAAGTGTTCTATAGCCCATGCTATAGGAGCATCGTTCCAATCTGCTTCATGGACATATAAATGAATCCTATAGTCTTTAGACTTATCCAGGAGTGAGGCTAGAGTAAACATACTCCAGTCTTTTTTATATTGATGTACTATTTCTATCATTGTTCTATTTTGTATTCCCAAAAGTTTGCTAGATACTTTTCTAGCCTTTCGTCTGCGTCCTCGTCAAAATCAAAGATTATTCCTGAATTTTTTGCCGAGAACAGTTTTAATATTGTTTTCTTTGCATCTGTTCCTGCAACTGCTTCGTAAAAACTTTCATAAGTAAGTAAACTTTTCTCTCTCTTTTTTACAGGGTGAGAAACCATTCGTATATCTTTTTCTAGTAGTAATGCGACGATGCCCATTTCACTATTCTGTGCTGTTGCTATTTCAGTTGCATTAAGAAGAAGTTCATGTCCTCCCTCTTTCTTTCCTAGTACTTTATCATATCCAAACTTTGCTCTAAGTTCTGCTATAAAAATATGAGCAGTTATTGGATGTGGTTTTATTACATATCCTTCTTCAACTAATTTTTCCACCCTTCTAATGTCTATACAATCGGGTTTGCATAATAAGTTGCTGCCTGGTAAAAATATTACTTTCTCGTAAAATTTTTCACTCGGATGAAGATAATACTTGTTCTGTAAATTCTTCATCACTTTGTCGATTCTTTCTTCGTCTATCTTTATGTCGGAATTTACAATCGCCTTAAACAGTCTATTATTAATCTTTATGGAAGGAACTCGAAAGTATAATCCCCTTCCCATAAAATCCGTGTATAACCATTTTCTGATGGTATAGTTCTCATTTGTGTTAAACCATATGTCATACTCAAATGCTAAATCTCTGTGACTTTTAGGTAGAAGTTTCTTACCAAACTCATTTAATATTACTAAGTCTTCTGAGGGTCTAAAAGCTGAGCCTGATTTTAACCAGTGAGTTGCTATATCACCGACTTCTTCATTAATGCTTAAGGCTTGTAATTTATTCTTTGCCTTTACCATTCTTTAGCTCGAAGATGACTTGTTCCATCTTTCTCATTCTATGTTCGTTTTCTTCTATTACATCATATATTGCTGTAAGCATTGATTCCATTTTCTTGTTTACATACTCTGGTGTAATACCTTTTTCTTTTTCAAATCCTGCCATTAGTTAGATTCGCTCCATTGTGAGCCGTCCCAGTAAGAGAATCCATAATCTTCTAGACTCGAGACTTCTGTGTCAAATAGAGTTCCTGCTGAGCTGGCGGTTGTTCTTTCAAATACTGTTGTTGAAGTATTGAATGTTGTTGTTGTTAAGTGGTCAGTGTTTCTGCTTGTAGCAGATGCCCTTGTTGTATTAAATGTTGTAGTGGTAGTTGTACCTCTAGAACTTGATGTTGTCTTGCTTGTCTCAAAGGTTGTAGTAGTATCATACGCAGTTGTTGTAGTTGTTGCTGTTTCAAAGGTTGTAGTAGTATCTCTACTTGATGCAGTACTTCTTGAACTAGCTGTACTTTGTTGAGTATTAAATGTTGTTGTTGTACTTCTACTTGACGCAGTACTTCTAGTAGTTGTTGTTCCTTGAGTAGTTTCATAAGTAGTAGTAGTATTCTTAGCAGTTGCTGTACTTCTACTTGAAGCTGTTGATTGTGTAGTATCAAATGTTGTAGTCGTAGTTCTACTTGTTCCTGTGCTTCGTGAGCTTGCTCTTGAAGTCGCATAGGAAGTTTCGTAAGAAGTTGACTGAGATGTATTTGTACTTCTAGCAGTATTTGATAGTCTCTCTGTATTATAACTTGTTGACTGTGATGTATTAGTACTTCTTGAAGTATTCGATAGTCTAACAGTATTATAGCTTGTTGACTGAGAAGTGTTTGTACTTCTAGTTGTATTAGTACTAAATGTAGTAGTATAACTTGTTGACTGAGAAGTGTTAGTGCTTCTTGCAGTGTTAGTACTAAATGTAGTAGTATAAGATGTTGACTGTGAAGTATTTGTATTTCTTGCAGTATTAGTAGCAAATGTTGTAGTATAAGAAGTTGACTGTGATGTATTAGTACTTCTTGAAGTATTTGTTGCAAAAGAAGTTGTTCTACTTGTACCCTGTGTAGTATTGTTTGTAAATCCTGTAGAGTTTGTAAATGCTGTGTTTCTAGAAGTGTTAGTGTTTCTACTAGTATTATTTGTAAATCCTGTGCCTCTAGCCGTATTCGTATTTCTACTAGTATTATTTGTAAATCCAGTTGCATTTGTAAATGCGGTGTTTCTACTTGTATTTGTATTTCTTGAAGTATTAGTAGCAAATGAGGTGTTCCTCATATCCATATTTGTGCCCCCTTCTGGGCAGAAACTTATTATATACTCTGTTTCTCTAGTAGTGTTATTTGTAAATCCAGTTGCATTTGTAAACGCAGTACCTCTAGCCGTATTCGTGTTTCTTGAAGTGTTAGTTGCAAAAGAAGTTGAGTTAGTAAACGCAGTGTTTCTACTTGTATTAGTAGCAAAGGCAGTAGAGTTTGTAAACGCAGTGCCTCTAGAAGTATTTGTATTTCTAGCAGTATTAGTACTAAATGTAGTATCATATGCTGTTGACTGAGATGTATTATCTACATATGCAGTAGTAGTGGCAAATGTTGTAGTTCTACTTGTTGATTGACCTGTGTTGTCTACATAAGCTGTTGCTGTTGCAAATGTGGTAGTTCTAGTAGTAGACTGCCCT